CTCGGGTTTGCCGGTGGAGGCCCTGTTCCCTGCCCTGGGAAATGTGCTCCGAGAAGCCAGAAGGGTTGAAGGAGGTCGGGCTATGCGACGGCACGCTGACGACAAGCTGGATGTGGCAGCTCCGCAGGACCGTATCGACGTGGAGGCTCCGGTGAGCGACACCACCGATGCCGACGCGCAGGCCTCCCAGTTTGATCTGGGTGACTTTGGCGATAACGCCGGAGACAATCTTGCCGATCCCGACCTGAGCACTGACTCTCAGATCTGGACACCGGACAAGGGCGACGCGATCAAGAACGCCAACCGGAAAGCCGATGGCATCACTGCGGTTCGTTATGCAGAGGCCTTCATCAGCGCCGGTCTGGCCGACAACACTCCTGAAGAGAAGTGGAAGATCGCCGGGCTCGCCCAAACGATGCGCCACGGCACCATTGTGGACCGCACTCGATTGCTGGATGCCGTCAACGCGGTGAATTCGCGTCGGCAAGCAGCAGCACGCCGCACCGCTGGGGTTAATCGCGGTGCCGCACGTGGCCTCCCACCGGGACTGGGTCAGCGCCAGCTGACTGCCGGTACTGGCGGCTACAGCGCCACAAACGACATCGCAACCGACTCGGCCATGTTCTTCAAGGGCTAAGCCGAGCCAAGCACACCTGAAAGGAGGCGATCCCAGTGTTTTACACACCAGCAAGTAACCCAGGGCTCAAGCGCACAATCCGTCCGATCTACGCCCAGCACCAGGCCACTACTTACGGGGGTTTTCTCGACCCTAACTGGAATCGCTCTTTCGACATCCTGCCGGGCACCGTGATGTGCCGCCTGACCAAGGAGATCTTCACCCCGTACACCGCTTCGGGGAACCAGAAGCCCTTTGGTTTGGCTGCCCTTTTCGTAGCTCCGCAGCTGGGTGTCGATGAAGTAACCGCTACCGGCACCAACCTTTTCACGGTGTGGGTCGGCGGCGAGCAGGCCGTCTTCGAGATCCTGGCTCCGGCATTCGACGGAGCTGCGGACTGGACGTCAGCCAACGTCACCGATGGTGGCGCACGGCTGCTGACGGCGACGAATCAGGGGCTCCTCACGCCGACCGGCGCAGACAACAGCAATGCTATCGCTGAGCTGATCGACGTGGAGTCCACCGGCAAGATCCTCATTCGCATGAACAGGTACAACTTCGCCAGTTCTGTGACTGTGGGCGCTGCATAAGAAGGAGAACGGTTATGCCAACGGCAATCCCGCAGGCTATCGGCTCTGGCTTGCAGCGTGTGGCGCGTAACAGCGAGGACTACGTCGCTGACATCCAGCGCGTCATGGATCGCATGGGCGGGCGCAAGCTCTCTCACCGCGAAAAGCAAGCCAAGCTGGCACACATCCTGGGCGACCGCCAAAACGGGATGATGCGTCTGGGTCAGTCCATGATTGGGCCGATCCAGTTGCAGCTGCGCTACCAGGGCATCCTGCGTAACGTTTTGCTGGAAGACACCCTGACCCCAGGTGTGCCGATCCAGTACGACGTGCTCGATGACCTGGGCCAGGCGTACATGCTGCATGGCGATGAGGGTGAAATCAAGATCACCCCGTTCGAGGGCAAGCGTGTCGAGGTGCAGTTGTTCCGCATCGCTTCGTTCCCGAAGATCAAGAAGGAAGACCTGTACTACCTCCGCAGCAACATCGTGGAGTACACGCAGGACATGACCAAGCAGGCCATCATGCGCCAGGAGGACTCGCGCCTCGTGACGCTGCTGGAGGTCGCCGCAGCCAACTACCGGCTGATCGACACCACGGCTGTGCCGGGCTCTGGGTCACTTCCCAACGAGATCACCATCGCCGGTTCCACTTTGATGCCGTCCGACCTCTACACGGCGGTGACCTTCACCGACCAGCGTATGTTGGACAGCTCGCGGCTCCTGTGCAACCCGCAGGAGTACCGGGACTTCTACCGCTGGGACATCGCCACCACCGGCTGGGCCTTCAAGGACAGTGTTGTGGCGGGCGAGAAGATCGTCCAGTTCGGTGAGTTCCAGATCGGCAAGTCCATCATCATCCCGCGCGGAACCGTCTACCTGACGCCGGAGCCATCCTTCCTGGGTGTCTTCCCGGTGATGTACTCCCTCGATGTCGAGGAGAACAACCAGGTGGAGCAGTTCCACAAGGGCTGGGTCATGGATGAACTTGTCGGAATGGTCGTTTTGAACCCAAGAGGTATCATAATCCTCCGCAAGTCATAACGCTCGATCCGACAGGCCACTTCAGGTCTGAACAGCATAAACGAAGC